GTGCATCTCCATCTAATCACAATCATGCAGGGGTCTATCAACCAGCAGGAAGTTATGCAGCGAGTTCGCATAAACACGGAGCAACGGATATTACTCCGGATAGTACTCACCGCTTTGTTACTGATACAGAAAAAGAGACCTGGAACAGTAAGGCTGCGGGAAACCATAATCATGATTCTACGTATCAACCAAAAGGGAATTATGCAGCTTTATCACATAAGCATTCGGCATCTGACATCACGGATGATTCTATACATAGATTTGTCACAGATTCGGAAAAAGATGCTTGGAATAGTAAAGCGGCAGGAAATCACAACCACGATTCAGTATACCAACCTAAGGGTAGTTATGCTGCAAGTTCTCATAAACATACAGCGACG